GCTTGAACGCCTCCGCTTAGGCTTTTGCCAACAGAGGCATCATTCCACTCAACCCTAACCAAATCCCCGATTTGAAGTTGCCTAATCTGTTTCAAAATCTCGCTTTTCACACAGTTTCACCTTTTTCTAGCCTTTTCTCAAGAACCTCAACTTTGGCGGCAAGCTGCTTTACCGCCCCTATGAGAAGACCCGTCAAAGCTCCCGCATTAATCAAGCCGTTTTCTGTAACTTCTGGTGGAAGGCTTTCAGGATCAGCTAATGGTATGCCTTTCTCATCGACTTTTCCGTTGCCCTTGATGCGTTTGATTAGAGCTAAATCGTCTAAGGCGTCGAATTGTCCAAGGGCTTTATACCAGACGCTGTTGCCTGCTATACAGTTCCAGTATTTGCTTGTTGTGCCTACGGCTCCTGTGTCGCTTGTTTCTGGGAACAAATCACCGAAAGCGTTTCCAGTTATCTTTGCTGCAGCGCTGACTGTGTTGCAGTTCACCGCATTAGGCCTTATGGTTTCGCCTGAATGGTCATGTCCTGTTGGCGCTCTTACAATTGGCGGAATAGAGCCTTTACCAAGCTTTGTTCTCGCAAGCTTTTCAACTGTTACTGTAGTTGACCTCAAACCATACAAGTAGTCTGCCAATAATGGAATTTCTTTTCCAAGCTCCAATGTTATTTCAAGCGTCTGGGTTTTGGCATCCACGCGATATTCAACGCTTATTATGCGGTAGTCAGCGTCCACATTCTCGTTTGGAAGCGTTACATGGATTTTGTCTCCCGGCAAAAGTGGAGTATTCGCATAATCTATGACTGTGCTTTTTATGGTGATGTATTCAACTGGGTCTTTCAAGTGGGCGAGCAAAGCCTTAGCCCTTAAAAGGCATTCGTTATCACTGTAAAGCTCCTCGTCCGTTTCGGTTAACTCTCTTAGACCGTAGGCGTTTTGGCTTGCAGTATCCTCTTGCTTAGCTGAATACCTGCAATCTTCAAAGACTATGTGGTCAACAAGAAGTGTTGGGTTGCAGTCTGATGGAAACTCGATTATGAAGCCTATACGGTTAATGTTGTTCCAGTCTGGACTGCCAACGGGCGCCCAATATTCTTCAAGGTTTAAAACTATCTTTTTCCATTCGTTCTTTTTGCCTACAAGCCCAACAATCTCCTTGTAATAGTAGTCGCTCACGTTGGTTTCAAGGTAAACCTTAACTGAGGATGGATCTCCGTCTCCATCACGATTCCACAAAAGCCAAAACCTAAGCTGCTTAAATCCATCAGGCCCTCTACACTTTATTGGACTTATAATCCTATACATTCCAGTTTTGTTTTTTACTGGTGCGCTTGATGTGGGATAAACGCGGATGGAGTAGGAGTCGCTATACTTGGTTTGTCCGTCTTCTGTTACGTGTCCAATCCAAAGCGCCATGTCATGGTTGAGATAGTATGCACCCCAGTTTGTCAATGATTCCGTGAAGCCATCTTCATTAGCGTCTACCGGAATCTTCTTCTCATTTGCTCCTAAAACAAAGATCTTGTTTCTTATGCGGTGAATATCCTTACGGTATTCGCTTACCTCAATTTTGTCAATTAGGCTTATTGGCGATGTTTTGCTGTTTCTTGGGAAAAACTCGAATTTTCCGTCTGGAGCAACACGAAAATCATAGCCTATTACGCCCTGCTTGTCGCTGCTTTCGGAAATGTATTTGAGGATGTCCCAAACGGGCGTGTTCTCGTATTCCAACCATGCGTAGGTTGTGTCCGTAGCCTCAACAAGCTCAGTTCCATCTCTAACATGGCTTAAGCCCGCATAATAATCAAGCAAGTGTTTGACTATGTCTTCGCCCTTCATGTTCGCAAATGTGCCCGTGAAGACTCTACGGAATAGGCGTTCACCCCAGCATCTGCCACTAACTCTTGTGTAATGTTCTGTTGGTGTGGATTCATGTTTGATGCTTTCAATGCGACAAGTAATAATCTGTGGAACGTTTGAGCCTCTTCCAATGCTTATGCTTCCATCCATGCCAACAGCAAGCGGAATAGAACCGCCAAGACTATATTTGCCATCCCAGTTTTGCAGTAGCAAATCGAAGCTGCTAACCTCTTTAGTGCAGCCTAAATGCACACGACACTCGACTACATCAGTTTGCGGAATACCATACTGTCCAAAGGCTATAGCCATCTTTGGAATTTCAATGCTCATGGTTCAACGCCTCTGCGATACATTTCCTCTTCTCCAGCTCTCACAATGGTTCGGGTTCGTGTGGGCATTTCAGAAACTGCGGCATTATACTCCTTGACAGATTCGGTTGCAGCGTTCATTTGGCTGGAGAAATACCACATGGCAGCTGCAGCCCCAATGATTACGGCTATGCCTACACCTGTCAAAGCCAGAAACGTGGCATAGCTTATGTTTAGGGCGTTTTGGGCAGCGGTGGCAACCCAGCAGGCTGCAGCGTAAACTTTTTGGGCTACGGCTGCGCCCCAGCTTGTCCGCATAAACATTCCAATAACGGTTACAAGATACATGGCGCTGCTCAAAACACGTGTCTGTTCGCTGTTTAATATGCCGAATTGATGGGCTATGTGGGCAACTGCGCTTCCAGTAGCTCCTAAACCAGCAATAGCCGATCCAAGGCTTTTAATCCGCACACTTAAAGCTTCAGCATCAGTTTGGATGCGAGCGAACTCGTGGCTTGCACGGTTAACAGCCCTAATAGTTACGGCAATTTCACGGAAACTCATTGTAAACCAGCCTCCGCTTTAGCCTCATCAATAGCTTCGCAGATGATCTCCTCAAGTCTTGGCAAATACTCCTGAATGGCTGGGTAAAGGTATGGCTGAGCCTGCATGTAACGTGTTCCAAACTCGACAAACAAGGCGTAAGTTGCTTCTGCGCCTATTTCTGCAACCCACTCTTGAATTTTGGCGTAGATGCTACTGCGTAAATGTCCAGTTCGAACAGGAGCCAACTGTTTAGCTAAGGCTTTAACGTCTGCAGCCCAGCTTGCCAACTGCCTATGCACGTAACGCTGCATTCCACTGTCAAATTGTTGCATGGCTCTTTGAAACTCCTCTATGCCATTCACATCGCATGTTATTTCAACCGCCATTTGGCCTCACGCTCCGCCTTCGCCTTTTCCTCCTCCGCTTGTCTGTCCAGCTCATTCAAGATCACAATGAACTCTTGCACTGTTTTGGCTGGCTGCCTTCGCAGTTCCGTGATGGTCCAGCCGAACTCTTTTGCAAGTCTGAAGTCTGTAATGGCTGGGTGAGGCTTTTGGCGTCTAATGGCTCTGATAAAAAAGCTGTTTCTTCGAGGCTGACGTTGTTTAGGCGGTTTACAATTTGGCTGAAAAGCTCTCCAAGGCCTATTGGAATGCCATCTTCTTCGCTTAACAGCTTCTCAAGGGTTATGGGCTTGTGGGGCGGCTGCTCTTTAAGCGAAGCCATAATGGTTTCGGCTTGAATTGCTATGTAGTCGCTGCTGACCACTTGCCCAGTTAAAGGATGGTATTTTGTGTATTTCTGGATTATTCGGCTGCGTTTAGCCCATGTTATCTCGCTGAAAACGTATTTGCCAGCGTATTCCTTGCCGAATCTTTCGTCTATTTCAACGGTTTCTTTGCGCATTTTGAATCATCTCCATGATGGCTATTCGGTTTCGTATGGCCGTGTTAATGTCTTCAAGGACGATTTCCTGCATCCACTTAGGCATCTTTAGAATGCGAACGCCAAGCCTCTCCCACATGCGCATCCATTTCTTGCGCAGTTCAGCTTCCCGCCCAAAATTTTCTAAAACACTAACTTCAACAGTCAACCCTAACCACCTCAGCTTATCAGAACATCCCTCGCAACAAACCTCGCCTTTAGGCTGACAAGGTCTTCCAAACGTGTAGGAGCAGCCACATCCTCCCACTTGCAGTATTTAAACAAGGCACTGTTTGTTCCGCCAAGCCCAAATTTCAGGCTAAACTCCGCATCGTTGATAACATCTTCAAACTCGCTCTTGTCCTCAAACTCAAAGGTTAATTCTCCACTTAACTCGCGGTGGCGGGCTGGCAAATACTTCAGCAAGTGTCCGCTTGTTTGACGTATAACTGGCACTGGTTTAAGGTTGTTTTCGATAGTGAATTTCCAGTCTGTTATCCGTGTAACGTCTGTTAGGTTTGAGCCGTCTGGTGCACCTCGCTGAACAAAGCTCTGATCGTAGGGAACTGCTCCAGCATAATCTGCATAGGTGGCGCCTGTGATTTTGCTTGTTCCAACTTCGATGTCTTGTCCAATCAACTCAACAGTTGCCTTTACAAAGTCTTCTATGCTGCATTCCACTGTTAGCTTGTCAATTCTGCAACCCTTATAGAGCAGGCTAATGATGTCGGTGGCGCTGATGAATAAGCCCTTATACCAGAGCACTTGAATGCTTAGGCTGTTTAAGGTTTGCACATGCTGAATGAAGCCGATAGGTGCATCGCTTGGCAGTATATGGCTAATCTTCAATGTAGGCTTTCTTAAGCCCCGCTTTAGGGCTGATAGGTCTCGGCTTCCAACGCCCCGCACCTTAATCAAGCTTGGGTCTATTCCAGCATCCACGTTTTCAGCGTTCACGCCAAGCATTGAAGGGTTAGCTGGCGTCTGTCCATAGGTGGATTCCTGCACGAAATACACGCGGCATTCATGTGCTCCATATGTTTCAGGCATACGCTATTTTCACCTCTTAAAATGTGCTTCCAACATCCTCGAAGAACCATGATTTTAGCTGAAATTCTGTGCAGTAAATGAAAGGCTTAACATCCACACGGTCAGCATCCCTATATGAAACGACATCCAAGTAGGCTATGCCATTAACCGTGACTGTGCAACTGCAGTAATCGCTGTATAATATGGCTGGTGTAGAGCCGTCGCTTGGGTTTGTTGTTCTTGCCAGAAGCCAAACATAGCCATCATTGTCTATATAGTCTGTTAAATTTGTGGTCAATGTTATGGTTATGGTTTCATCTGCGCCGCTTGTCCCTGTTTGGGCTTGCTGCCACGCATGAGCCACGTGATTCCAAGCTTTTATGGTAACGCCGTTGCCGCTTGGAGCCGTTCCATAACCCTCAAAGACTAAAACAATCTTCTTGACAGCTTTCTCTCTGCTTTCAACCTTAAAGCGGAAAAGCATAAGGGCATATTCACCGTTAACGTTGTGGCTTTTGCTGTAGCGGTTGTCATCGCTATACCAGATTTTCTGATAATCCAAATCTGTCAATTCAACCCAATTAGAATGCCCAGGAGCAAGTTCGTTTGCTGACCCAACACAATAAG